ATTTTAACAAATCGGTTAAAATTGTCAATACATATTTTATAATTTTAACAGATTTGCCGAATATTCATTTTAAAATTATTCTTATTTTATTATATTTATTTATATAATATTTATTATCTATATTTATTTGATCTAAAAATGATTACCATTTTGCTATTTATTATATAATAAAAAATGAAAATTACTCTTAGTTGTATTATATTGTTTTTTATTATTTTAATATTATATAAATATAATAAAAAAAAGCAATATATTATTTTATGCCACAAAATTGAATATTCTACATTATGTGAATATATACAATCAGCATTTCCAAATAATAAGTTTATAATAAAAAAAATAAAAAAGCCTTTATTTTTTTTGGCATTTTTATTTTTCTGGTTTTAGTAATTAAATTTTAAAAGACAGTAAACAAGTTTAAATTTTTAAAAGAATAAATAAAAATGCCATATTTACAAATGTACATTTAAAGGGCGCATTGCTGCACTATATACAATATAAAACATATAACAGGACACAATATAAAACATATAACAGGACACAGGATAGAAGATATTTACAAATGCACACAGGATAGAAGATATTTACAAATGCACACAATACAGAAGATATATACAGGATAGACAAATAGATATATACAGGACAGACAAATAGATATATACAGGACAGACAAATAGATATATACAGGACAGACAAATAGATATATACAGGACAGACAAATAGATATATACAGGACAGACAAATAGATATATACAGATATGGCAAATAGATATATACAGGACAGACAAATAGATATATACAGGACAGACAAATAGATATATACAGATATGGCAAATAGATATATACAGGACAGACAAATAGATATATACAGATATGGCAAATAGAGATATATACAGGACACATATGTTAATTAGATATATACAGGCATCACCCCAGCAGCTTCTGCAACTCTCTTTCTAGAGTTTGGTACGCTTCTGAGCCTGCTTCTAGTTCAGTCATCCTAAGTGCTAGACCATCTATAAGTTGTTCTTTCGCTATATGATTTTCTTCTGCAGCTACCACTATATTCTCAAGTATACTAGTCTCAAGCATACTAACCACAAGCTCAGGGTTATCATTTTTGAGAGCCTCTTCAATTCTCAAAGTATTTTCTCTGTTACGTGATGAATACTGATTTGCTGGGGGTCTGTAGTTACCACGTTGACCTGCATATTCTCTTTTGGGTTTATGTGATGAAGATGAAGATGAGGATGAAGATGAGGATGAGGATGAGGATGAGGATGAGGATGAGGATGAGGATGAGGATGAGGATGAGGATGAGGATTCATTGTGATGTCTATTATAAAGCTTTTCAGTCTTATGAGCCCTCTCAGGCCCATCAGACTTTTCAGACTTTGTAATAGTCAAGACATCGTCAGTATGTACAGCATCCACCCCTGAGACGCTATTTCCTCTAACGAGTTGAAGTAATCGAGCAATTCGACTATTAATGTCAGGTATAGCATTAATGCCGAGATAGCTAAATCTCTCTTTAAAACAATCTACCATAAATGAGTCTTTACAACTCGTTTTAGCGTTAGAGCCTCCAGAGCCAATAGATCCCAACATGTCTAGTAAGTGCATAGCATTTTGAATATCAAATGTATGAGTAGGTATACTGGCATACTGGTGAATTAAAGGGGTTTTCGGTACAAATTGTATTCTTGTAGATGGCTCCAAAAACACAACCAAAGCCCTAGTTGTATCCACAACACTCTCATAATCTCTAGCTGTGCTCACATCAAGTGCCCCATTCATCAAACTTTCCATAAGCACCCTTACAGGTGCATAGGTCAGTATTAATCCTAGGACATCTGGTACAACCATAGAAGTACTAAAGGTATCTATAGCTGTTTTCAATCGGCTAATTGATGACTCGCTAATATGGGACTCAGTTATTAATTTGGCCTTGTGCGTTTCAACTGTAGATGATATACTACTGGTATTCTCAATTTCCAGGTTGCCTACTACAACACAAAACTTAAGGTTTAACTGCTCGAATTTTTTCCCGGCATCTTCGCAATCACGAATTATGGTAGCAATAGTGGTCGTAATTTTCAACATCTGTAATACAAACATCATTAATACGCTATTTCTAGCAGACGCAGTTGCTGCATTGTGAACATCTTTATTATTGGCGTCACGCTCACTAACCAAAAGCTTACACATGTCTACACCCGTTATATCTTTAGTGATCTTAAATTGATTAGGCAATTGAGGACTTTTCTTTGGTGGCGGGGGATGGTCTACAAAAATGGACATATCGTCATCATGTATACTTTTCACTGTACTTTGATTCACAGTATGAAACATCGTCAATGTGGTAGCTGCTGATGATCTTGTGCTGGATGTTGTACTATGTGTGGCAGATGTAGGGATGGTAGATGTGTTGAGTATGGCGGAGGGTGTGGTGAGGGATGTGTCGAGGGATGTGGTGAGGGATGTGCCCGTGGCGGAAGAGATTTCTTTATCGTTCTGCATTTTTTCTTAGTGTTGAAGGATCGTTGTTAGTTATACAGGTTTTGTCGCTTTAAAAATTATATCTTCGATATAAACAAACTCTAAGGAATGTACCTATCTATTTTTTTACTATCAAATATACATATGCATTAAATCCCACATTTTTTAAAAAAATAAAATTATAGCACCTTTATGATGCCTTAGTCATCTCTCCAGCAATTGTCCTTAAGCACAGCCTTTAGCTGCATTTTTATCTGTCACTCTTAATAATCATAATGTTGTCCATGCTTAAGACTTCTTTTACTGTAAATTTTCCTGCAAAAAATCCATCACAAGCAGAACGTTCTTTAGCAATTTGCCTAAAGATTTTTGCTAGAAAACCAACTTTTTTATCTTCTAGCTCTTTAGAGCATTCATCCTCCAACTCATTATGCCATTTTGCTTGTTTATTATATAAGACTATATTACAAAGCAGCCTCAGTAAATATTCCAAAAGTAATATGTCTGCATCACCACCATCGTAATTTCGTTTTTTTAGAATATGAATGAGGATACATAATAAAGATGCAAGTTTTTTGGATATACACCCATTAGCCCTCTCAGGAAGCACATCATCTAGTGTATCGGTTACTCCAGGAATACTTAAAGTGTCCATAGCATTCAGTAGGAGGTCACTGTTAAAAACTTCGGGAAAATTGGAAACTTGTAACACAATCTTTCCACAATGCAGACTAGTATCACCAGAAGTGGCATCAGCAATTGTAGTGGTGGCGGCATCAGCAATTGTAGTGGCAGCGGACTCAGAGCTATTGGTACAACATATACTATGCTGGGACATCATGTAGTTAAGGACAATGGACTTCAATGAATATCTGTGAAATATTTCTTTAAAACTACTAATGCTTTCCAAAAATTTACTAACCGAACCCCGTATCCATTCAATTAGTTTAATCCCTTCAGGATTTCTCAAGTTTTTATGATTTGCATCATCCATAGATGAATTGTCCAGAGTGCTCATCCTAACACAATAACCACTGAGTAGAAAGTTTTTGTGCATACCAGCTGATCGTGTAAGATATACACCACTAAGCTCACTCAGATTAAATATTCTCAAGTGGTCCACCATATGTTCAATAGTTGTATATACCTCTGACCCCAAGATCAATATTGGTCCAGTTTTATGCCCATGCAAGAGTTCTAGCAATTTGAGCATTAGCTCGCACCAAAGTCCAAGTTTATAGCGCTCTATCTTTTCTTGACGCTCTTGAGGATCTTCACCAAATTCCTCTGCTAAAGCTAATCCTGCCCGCTCACTATATACAACATTATGTCTGGATCTATCTAAAGCAGCATATAGATCAGCAATAATGGTATATATATCCTTACCTAAATCAATTCCAGCCAACAACAGCCTTAAAATGAAATTACTACCAATAATATTAGCAATATTTTCATGTTGAAAGCACTCTGAAAAATTTTCCCCAAGCCTTTGGTTAGCCTCAAGATATTTAGAATTTAAAGGTTTGACAAGAGCACCATCTTGTGCAGCACCCCTCGAATGGCCACTGCCAGTAATATTCTTTGCTGCCTTAAAATCTCTTATATCTTGTAGCAGATCTAATGCTTTATCAGATACATTTTTAATATTATTGTGCGAAAACTCATCTATAGGCCTATCTAAATGCCCATACATAAAGTCAAGACATGCATAATATTTAGAAAGAATTGTATAAAACTCAAGAAGTTCCAACATTACGCCTTTAGCAATTTCAAATTCATCCCTAATCGCTTTTGGGAGATTGCCCTCTGTACATAAAAAATCTTCTAGCCATTGTATGAATTTTGGCAATACCCAGTATGGTACACTTGTGAAAGTTGTCTTGTTCTTTGGTAAGAGGCCTTTGGGGATAATGGCCTTCACTCTTGAAAGAAATTCCATAAAGTGTGTATTTGCCTTATTGACTCGTTGACTAGGTTCTTCACTAGGCAGTCTGCTTATATAGTAAAGAATTTCATCTAGTGCTAATCTCATCTCTTCGCTTATGGCCCCATTTAATGGGTCGCTGGAACTAAAGTGCGCAACTATAAATTTAGTAAAATCAAATAATGCCATATTATATATTTCAGAATAAGTTTCTGCTTTACGAAAATGCATGAGGAGAATAATTGCATTGGCGACATATTCTGGCTTTATAGCCAATTCTGGGTTATCGACATCTGGACCTATCCCCATCAGGCCATTTAGATAATATCTGGCTCGGGATTCTCCAAATTCTGTTATAAGGAGAGTTGATATCTCAGAATATGTCCCATCGTCCATTCTTAATATACATTTGGGTCTATCTAATAATGCTTTCATTTGTAAATTAATACGATTTTGACTACTCATTGCGTATATCTGTTTTTTCTTATATGCATAGTAATTTTTATTATCAAATATACTAAGCCAATACTAAGAGCGTATATTTTTATAAAATTTGCCTGCTATATTAATAAAAAAAAACCTTGTGTGGTTTGTTTTTTTTTTGTTTTTTTAAGAAAAAGTAAACAAGATAAAAACACAACCGGGCTATATACAACAAGCTGCCACAACACAAGGGTATATACACAATATACAAAATAAACAATATACAAAATAAATAATCTACAAAATAAATAATCTACCACAACACAGGGGTATATATACAATATATACAAAATAAATAAACAATATACAATAAATAGACAATATATACAAAATAAATAATGCACAATATACAATATATACAAAATAAATAATGCACAATATACAAATAGACAATATACACAATACATAAATAGATAATATACATATACTATAATAAATAATGCACAATATACAAATAGACAATATACACACTACATAAATGATGGATTTATAATTTTTAATCTCCCAGTGGGAGGGGTTTGCAATTATTGATAAATATAATCTTATCTACGACCGAAACAATCGGTAAGATTATGCTCTATGAAAATAGGCGACATACTAGTAATACTAGAAGCAACTTGCGGCGCAACTTGCTGTGAGACTTGTGGAGCAACTTGCGGCGCAACTTGCGGTAAATCTTGCGGTAAATCTTGTGGCGCATCTTGTGGAGCAACTTGCAGTAAATCTTGCGGCGCAACTTGCTGTAAATATTGCGGCGCAACTTGCTGTAAATATTGCTGCGACGCTTGCTGTAAATCTTGCTGTAAATCTTGCTGCGACACTTGCTGTAAACCTTGTGACAAATGATGATTCTGAACAGTGTTGCCAGTGTGTCCAGATTGATAATATTCAGATGAATATGTAAAATCCATGCTATTAGAATAATTGTTATGGCTATCACTAAAAGTATAATTGTTATGAACAGAAGGACCATTTGGAAAATACATGAATGGCATTCCAGGTCTATTCGACATAAGGTAGTTCATATGATCACTCATAGCCTTATTACTATAGACTAGTTGGCGATTACTAGAGACTAGTTGGATATTACTCGCCATTAAGAGTTTTATAATCTCTCTATCTGTCATGTCCTCATCATTAGCTAGTGATTCTACCTCAGGGTGATTTGTAAGGACCTCAACCGATTCTGCCTTAGAGGATACTTGCGTATTAGCAATGGTCTCAGAGACTCGCTTCTTAGCAAGAGCCTTAGCTATAATCTCTTGCTTCTTAGCAATGGTCTCAGAGGAGACTTGCGTATTAGCAATGGTCTTAGCTATAATCTCTCTATCTATCATGTCCCCATTATTAGATAGTGGTTCTGCCTCAGGGAGATTTGTAAGGACCTCAGTCGATTCTGTCTCAGAGGAGACTTGCATCTTAGCAATGGTATTAGCTAAAATCTCTTGCATCTTAGCAATGGTCTCAGAGGAGACTTGCGTATTAGCAATGGTCTCAGAGACTCGCTTCTTAGCAAGAGCCTTAGCTATAATCTCTTGCTTCTTAGCAATGGTCTCAGAGGAGACTTGCGTATTAGCAATGGTCTTAGCTATAATCTCTCTATCTATCATGTCCCCATTATTAGATAGTGGTTCTGCCTCAGGGAGATTTGTAAGGACCTCAGTCGATTCTGTCTCAGAGGAGACTTGCATCTTAGCAATGGTATTAGCTAAAATCTCTTGCATCTTAGCAATGGTCTCAGAGGAGACTTGCGTATTAGCAATGGTCTCAGAGACTCGCTTCTTAGCAAGAGTCTTAGCTAAAATCTCTTGCTTCTTAGCAATGGTCTCAGAGGAGACTTGCTTTTTAGTAGCTATAACCTCTTGATTTTCCACCATTTTCTCACCGGCCAGTGATTCTGCCTCAGGGGTAGAGTTGTTGGCAATGGCCTTGGTGTATCGATCCTCTGATAGTTTTACCAATTCTGGAAATTTGCATATGGACACTTCCGATAGTACACATACTGGCGGCAATAACTTGGCAGAAGCGGCAATAGCTTTTTCCGCCTTAGTAGCAAATTCAAGTGCTTTTTGCTCCCTTAAGCGAGTAGCTATTATATGATTGCCTACAACTCCTTTAGTCGCATAAAGAGCATCTATCATGCGAGATTCGCTATTTTCGATATTGTCCAACTCGTTCGCAGAGAATTCTTTATTGGGATCAATTCTAAATCTTTCCGACATATTTGTGCAATCAATATAACTATTAGTAGATATTGAATGTGCAATAACTCTATCAGTATTTTTGATCATAAACTTACTTTCGTAAAAGTTTAATGTAGTTTCAAGCTCCTTCGCAATCGCCCCATCAATAGAAAGTACCTTAATCCTTTCTCTTTTCCTTGATGTTTCTGTGCGCCTATATATTGTAGTAACTGTAGCACTAGTGTGCTTATCGCGGCATCCAATCCCTGACCCTCCAAGAATAATGTCAGGCCTTCCTTGAAATATGGTAGTAAAGTGGCAAGCGGGGGCCTCAAAGCAACATGCATTATTACTAGTTGCAATATTTTCTGATACAACACGTGTATCAGAAATAAGCATTACTTGTTTAAAGATACTATCTGCACAAGATACTATATCTTGAAAAGTTTCTCTATCACCAGTTTGCGGGGTTGGGTACATTATACTATTGTCAAACTCAGGATTTTTTCCATACCTTAGTGATGTGCAGAGAGTAGTACGAGAAGCCCTCATAGATCTAAGGAACTCTAAGCATATTGGCAATTCGACTATTGTATTTAGTCTACTAAAGTATTTATCGCGAATCCACCTATCCAAAAGCTCACGATATGCCATATTATCCAGTCCGCTCTCTATGTCACTAATGGCACTCTCAGGCTCAATGCTAGATCGAATTGTTTCCAACTGGTGATTAGCGCGTCTAACTGCACGATTGGTACTTTCATAAGCTTTGCTGTATTCCTGTTCTATGACATATGCATTTATAGCATTGGCAATAGCATCAATGATCTCGGGGCGAGTGGCCATACCAGTAATTGCGGCACAAATTAATGAATCACTCTCTCTAAGGGTACCATTGTCATTTTGAGCAACTATGGCTGTAAAAGATTTATTAATAGCATCAGCAATTTTACTATTAATGGCTGCGTCAGTGGCAGTGGCAATGGCTGCGTCAGTGGCAGTGGCAGTGGCTGCGTCAGTGGCAGTGGCAATGGCTGCGGCAGTGGCAGTGGCAATGGCTGCGGCAATGTTAGCGGCAGTGTTAGCGGCAGTGTCAGCGGCAGTGTCAGCGGCAGTGTCAGCGGCAGTGTCAGATGCGGTGTTATCTGCAGTGTCAGTGGCGGTGTTAGCGGCAGTGTCGGCGGCAGTGTCAGCAGCGGTGTCAGCGGCAGTATTGGTACTGCCTTCTTTAATCGTACTCCTACGCTTTTGTTGATTCCTGTAAACTCGAGGAAATACGTTTAATACAATAGTGCTAATTGCCTTAATAGCAATTGTAAGCTCTTGACCAGCTTTCTTAAATGCTTGAGCAGGTTCTTCAGCTTTCTGTATAGCAGACTTAACTAATTTCTCAGCATCTTTATATTTATTTTGAATTTCATCTTGATTACTGATCCAGCTTACTACATCAACGACCAATATAAATTGGCGAATAATAATAATTAAAAACTTTCTCAATTCTGATGGGGTGGACAACTTCGTGCTAACAACATTGCTGGTACTAGTTTCTATACGCAAGGAATGATCTTTTTTCAATTTTGCACCTAGAAGTGTATGGAGGGTATTGCAAAATTCCTCATTAATTATCTGACCCCCCCTAAGGCGATTGTTGCTAGAAACCATATAAAGATTTTCCGACATTGGAAGGGTTAACTTTAGAGTATGCGTTGTCAAAAGAGAGGATGTAAATGCAATACACCCGTGAACAAGACTTGTATAGGGACTGGGCATAATTCCGTTATTTACCCTATTATCGGTTCTCGTGGAATTTTTAAACCTAAGAATATCTATTATAGCTGCTATTGCATGTCCAGACATCATACTAAACATAGGTGTTGGGGGGAGTACATTTCCGCCTTTAATGTATGTACAACGTTTCCTAGTATCAAGAGGATTCTCCTTAGCTTTCAGCATAAGAGCGAATAGTTTAGAACACTCGGTTTCTGAAGTGGCGTGGTGATTCCTTGCTCTTCCAATGTTATTTATGAAATCTGGGTTAGGGAACCCACAGGTAAAAGAGTTTGGGTATGTGCTACCATCAGCATTTTTTCCTGAGGGCTTTAGCTTTCCGCTATTTATCAATATAGACATATCAACATTTCCTTCTTGGAAGAGGCTAGAAAAACTATTGTACATAGTAGCGACTTCCTTAGACTCTTCTACATAAAAAGTGGGCGATTTTTCACTACTTATAATTTTGGCTGCTTTCGATATAAATCCTTCAGTGTCGCTTGAGCTTGTGGAAAACCCATAGAATACTTTTGTAGTAAAGTGTTTTTGGAAAAAACCTTCGCATTCTACAAAAAAGACTACTACGTGTGTAGCTAAGTCATTAGTATTATGAATTCCGACAGTGAGTCTTTTTACATAAGCGTAATGATCTCGTAATAAGCGGTCTTTCTCGTTATTTACTGATACAAACTTAATCATATCAACAACTGACACATCTTCGCCACCCTTATTAGAAGACAATCCACACACTAATGGGAAAGATTTAATTATAACATCCAAAGCTTCAGCTTTATTGTCCTCAGACATACCTTCGCTTATACTTTCAATGCCATTCTTTAATATCTTTATATGCTCTTGGCTATATACAAATTCATTGGACTTGTCACGCTTTACCTCCACCCCAGTAAATAAACTAATGCAGTTCTGGACAATCTGTATCACAGTGAGTGGATTAATAGGATCTTCATTCAACTGTTCATTGGTACACATCCTCCTAGGAAAAGTAGCAATGGTGACTGCCAGAATTGGTAGAATATCTTTAAAATAAACGGCCTTTCCAGTAGGGTCTGTAAATGCCCTACTATTCCCAATAGTCGCATCTAACTCAATGTCAAGAGATCTCATTTTCTCAATGATTTTTTGCACCATTGGTCTGTTCTCGCTACAATAGTGTATTGCAGGACTACAGAAAGTGAAAATATCGGGTGCGATCACAGTATTCTTACCTTTATGCATCGCTTTTATTAAAGCACATGCACTAAGAATACAAATTATTGTACCCTTATGCTCAAGATCTTCTGTATTTTCAACTGTTTTGCTAGTATCCATACACTGTGTAAAGGCGCACATATATGCTATCATATCTTTCGAGTTCAATATTTCATCTGCCTTTTCGTTCACTAAAAGAATGCCTTCGTCACAAGCTGCAGACTTCATAATCTTTGCAGTACCTCCTGTGGCCCCTGTAGTTATTACAAGAATGCCATGTTGGATAAATATTAGCAAATTCCTACTCGTAGTGCTCCTATTTCCAACTGTCGCCACCTCATCAAACATGAATATACAGTACTTTTCTGACTCAGGCGCCTTCTTCACAAACTCATGTACCAGACTAACATCATGTTCTCCAAATATTTGGATATTATCCAATATTCTTTCTAACAATACTTTAAAATGCCCACAAGCTTTCATATATTCTATATTCTCCATAAATCCGGTAAAGACCTGGTAAGTTGAATTCAAACTATATGTACCCCTACTAATATTAGTAGAATTCATAATAGTTTCAGGCATGTTACTGGTAGCAGTAGTGGCACATTTGGTAGTGGCACATTTGGTGGTAAATAGACCGCTGCTACCGCTGCTACCACCGCCACCATTGGGTCTCAAACTTGGCCTGGGTCTAGGATTTTCTTGAATAAATAATGCATCATACATATTGGCGGAAGCTGTTAATGCTGTACTCTTGCTAACTTTTGGCTTGTCAACTTCTGACTTGCTAACTTCTGGCTTGTCAACTTTTATATCCCTACGATAATTATCGTAATCAATCGTATTTGTCGTGGATAGCCCTATCTTGTGACCCATTAGGGCTAGATGTATAATTACATATAATACAAGTTGCGTCTTCCCAAAGCCGGGATTACTCAGCAAAGCAATAACCTTTCCAATTGTATCAGGAGTCTTACTAGAATTTGCTAATTGAACTATTGAGAATAATATTTTAGCCTGATGGCTAGTTATGCATTCTCTTGAATCCTGTAGATTGCGATAGTCTTCGCCACTAAGACAACTACGACATTTGCGCATAAATTCTTCATGAGTTGCGAACATAAGTCCATTACTAAAATCACTAGAAACCGAGGCTAGACGATCGCACCAATCTTGATATTCAAAGCAATTTCGTAAGGTATAATCGATAAGAATTTCTATCATACCTTTACAGTCATCATTGGCTACTATTATCTTAACATATCCGAGCAGGCCCTTAACGAACTCTAAATCCTTGCCCCGTAGAGTAAGTTCTGTGAACATACTATTTTCACGAAAGGGTTCGATAAGGTAATCCAAGTAGATACTTGCTATATCATGCTCTGGGGTATCTGCAGTGGACATTTGCGCTAAGTTAAGAATATCTGCAACAATTTTGTATTTTACGAGATTTTCACTAGCTAGTTGCTTAGCAGTACTGAGGATCTTTGCTGCACTATTACCATATGCCGTACTGGTGGCTTTGATAGATGACTTTACAATTTCCTCGAAGGCATTGTACATACTCAATCTTGTATCAGTGATATCGGTATGCCCGTATAAAGCTAAATACTCATTAATAGTACGATAAAGGGTCACCAATTGCAACTTTTCGAAAATTTCATTGCATTGAGGCTGATTACAATCATCATACATAAGGATATGAAATATTTGCCCAAGTCTTGTGTGATGGCTATTCCCAGCTTTGTTACTTTTGACATATTCTGCTAATTTCTCCCATTCCTTAGAAATATAAGTATAAAGGGTTTGCTTAGACACAGAATTATCATGGTACTGATCGTGAGTAGCCTTACCGGAGTCCCGAGTAGTCTCAAAGGAGTCCTGAGTAGCCTCACCGGAGTCCTGAGTAGTCTCAAAGGAGCCCTGATTATCTTCAATGGAGTCCTGAGTAGTCTCAAAGGGGCCCTGATTATCCTCAATGCGGTCATTATCATAATTCTGTGTATATTGTACACAGGAAAGTGCCTGTTTGACATGATCTTCGCATTTAGTATCATTATTAATATAATCCTTTACAGCATCAATCGATGTGTGTTCAACAACTAATGCTACCAAATATTCAAACTCTAAGCTTTTGCTATGATTTTTTGATGTATCAATTATTGACCATACAACATCTATGAGCTCAGCGAACTGCAACTTTTCAGTATGAGTTTTTAACTTTTTAAATAGGCGACATAAAGATCCTATGTCACTATTGTCAAAACCTTCCATATTTTCTAATAATTCTGTATAATACTCTTTCTCGTGAGCTATTTTTTCCCTCTGCTCTCTATCTTTATCTCTAGGATTGCTATCTATATAACTATCCTCATTATCGGCATCTATATGGTCCCCCATGTTACCAATAATATCACTTTTACTTTTATCACTTTTATCAATATTACTCATATGTAATAATTCTATTGTAGAATGCCTATTATATTTTTAATAATCAAATATATTTAGCAAAAAAAAGATATTTATAGCATATTTTAGCTATTATATTGTAAGTAAAAATCCATAACTCCGGGCTCAATAGCATCATCTATGCTCAATAGTGCCTTTTTCATAGTATCTATATCATTAAATATTACTCGAGCTTTATACTCTTTTCCAACCCTCCCAGCTCTACCTATTACTTGATATAGTGAATTAGATGTTGTTTGCTGCCCATAGCATTTATCGATATAAATTGTAATCAATGCCATATTTGTTCCATATGTTATATCTGGGGTCGCAAATAATGTGGCCAGTCTACCATTAGTAGATTCTCTTATAGATATTGAATTTTCTAATTCACTCTTAAATATAGGATCATAAATACCTATTCCAGATAAAATTGTAGCAGATACCTCATATGGCAATAATTGTAATTCCTCATCGAATAATAATGCGGAAGAATTTCCAACTTTATACGACCATATAAATTCTGGTGGTACTGGCTCACCCCCCATATTATCTTTTTCCTCTTGTGATGATTTATTAAATTTTTCAAATTCTTTACTATATATTACCTTTGCAGAATCAAATTCTTTTAATTTATTTTTTAAATCCGGAATTATAATATTACATTGTTCGTATATGCTTTTAATACAAGGTGTTAGTCCTATCATAATACTATCTTTATAATAATCCCTTGAGCTTACTATTAGCATTTTACCATCCTTTAATATATTTTCCAAATTATATATTTTTGCCTCATTTATAGTATATATTAATAATTTAATCTCTTCAAGCGCCTCATCTGATAGCGTATTTAAATATCCAAATACTTGAATAATATAATTATGGACAAATTGAGGAGATAGTAGACATATATCATTAAAATAATTATTAAATTTAAATTCTTCAGGAAGTTGATCTTCTATTGCGAGGGCAATTTGCCTAACTTTATCAAAAGTATAAAATTTAATATTTTTTGAATTTCCTTGGCTTATATCTAATAATATTATTCTAAATTCGGCCATAGTTTCCGCCAATTCATGTGGAAGAATTTCATATCCATCAGGATGAATGGCCATACAACTAACTGGCATTTTATTAGATTCTATATAATACATATTATCTGGATTAAATAATGTATTTAATACATCTATTTGATTAAATCTTGGTAGGGTTGATGATGCCAAAATTAATTGAGTATTTATACATAAATGTATAATTTTTGCATTCAATTTTTGAATATCATTTTCTACTAAAAGATCCGATCTTCTAATTTTAGTATCTGGGGTAATTATTATATCTTCTTTTAGTATACCTATCCCATTCTCAGCTCCTGCAGTTGGTTCATCTAAAAATATGACAAATGCTGCAGAGTTATGTGATAATAATTCTACTGCAGATGTTATATCTGATATAATAACTTTTACACGATGAAACTTTCCACATGCTTTATAAAATTCATATTTATCAATTAGACTACCTTCAAAGCTTGGCATATGTGTTCTCTTACCATTTACTCGACCTATATAACTAATTGAAATATCTTTACAATTATTTACTACCCAAAATGGCATATTTGCTAGCTTGCATGCATTTGCAACTGATAATCTTACTAATTTATTATAACATATATATATTAATGTCTTATTGGGAAAATTAGCTATCATTTCACCTAATGCAATGCTAAGTATAGTTTTTCCTCCTGATGGTGGTACCTTATAACCAATTAATGCAGGTGATATGGTATATCGATTAAATTTTGTATTTGGTGTTTGGGGCGAATATGTTTCATTTTCATCTTGTATATGTCTGCTAATAATATCTAATACTTGCGCTTGTTCGGGATATAACTTAATGCCATATGTATTTGTTGACAAACTAAATGTCGAATTATTTATTAACATTGGATAATTATTAGCAATTGCTGACATAATATCTGTATATTTATGATTATAGAATGTAGTCAAATGTTCAAGAATTATATTTATGTCTAAAATTATATTATCGGCAGAATGGAGTGTCTGCGCCTCTACTATCTGTAAACATTTTTTTAAGGAGATAATGCAATCTATAATTTGATACTGATTATTAACATTATTTAATAATATATGCAGTCCCCAATATATCATATAAGATATTAATAAAATATTATTTTTAATATTTAAATCTTTTGATTCTGATAGTGGTAATTTTGTTTTAAAATTTTTAATATCATTAAATAATGAAAAAATTGCATTTTCTGTTTTCATATCTAATACTTTCTGCCCAGTTTTCTGCCCATTTTTTTTATTAAAAATTTTTAATTCTATTTTTGGATATGTTCTTTTACCTCTTATTTCTGTATTTATCTCTGCATTTGTCTCTATATTTTCAAGAATATTATCTGTCAATAATGCATTATTATAATATAAAATATAATTATATTTATTTGTTGCCAAATTAATCTTAGCTATTATCATATTATATAATATATTTACTGATCTATCCACTATTGAAAACTTTGTTACTTTTTTTTCTGATGCTGGTCTAGCCTGATATTCAATTTCAATAATTATTGGATGCGTATTAATATTGGCTACAAAATCTGATAGATATATAGTATCAGAAACTTTATTATTGCTATTTTTTATATATTTATTAGCTAATGCCATAGTATCTTCTACTCCCATTTCGTCCTTTATTAACCCTTTTGTTAAACAACTATTTGTTAAACCCTTTGTTAAACTATTTGTCAAAATTAAATCAATAATTGCACCTCTAGTAATTTTGTAAAAATCTTTATTTTTTATACCATTTTCCTCTATAGGGGGCGTTTGTATATTTTTATCTATAAAGCCTTTTCCTATTGTGCTCATAACTAGTGCAATTTCCCTATCTTTAACATTTAAATGTATTGAATCCCAATCTTTTGGTGTAAATGGATTGCCTGTTGTAGAAAGGGCTGAATTTGCAAAGTCTATATTTGTTCTCACCAAATGCTCCATATTTTATTAATTATATATAATAATGGTATATATTCAAATAAGCCTTTTAATTTTTTCTAAAAAGTGAGTTAATCAAAATGTAACTCATTTCCCCTATAATAATATACACCATTTGGTATATTTTTTAATGCATTAATTGTAATTATATCCCCTACTAAATACCATTTACCATCATATAAATATCTATCTGATGGTATATTTGGGACAAAATATATAGCATTTGAACCAAATGGAATTTTTTGCATATGTCCAATATTCATTATAAGTATTACATTATTATTTGGAATATTAGCAAACCATTCAAATAAAGTTAATAATTTATCTTTGTAGGGATTACTCGAATTACTTGTTGTTGTATATGCAGAATCTCTTTTATTACTCTGTATAGTTGTTAACATTTCAATTATTGGAGTTTCTATATCTTCTATTTTTTGTTCTTTCATCTCTTCCATTTTCTGTTTTTCCATCTCTATTTTTTCTTTTTCTTTTAATAAATTATTTTTATCAATTTCTTGATATTCTTTATTTTTATCTTTAGCAAATTGATCAGTTATAGTTTTTTTATCTTTTTTATATTTTAAAACTATTGACATTAGTGTATTATACTGATCATATATTTCTATTAATTCATCAAATTCAGATTTTTTAGTAATCAAAATTGATAATTTAGCGCTCAAAATTGATAATTTAGTATCTATTTTTGATTTTTTATTTAGGGTACACCCATTATATTTAAATTCATTAGATTTTTCATTAAATGTTTTTTTATTTTCATCTATGGTATCTAATATTTTGTTTGTTTGTATATCTATAGCATCTAAATCTGTTTTTAATTGTTCTTGTAGCTTAGTAATGCTAGTACCTCCAAGTACTCCAGACTCATCTTTAGATTCATCTTCATCTTCAGATTCATCTAAAGGGTATGCCCAACTGCTTTTTTTTATAGATGCAGATGCGGATGGCGCAGATGATGTAGCAGATGCCGCTAATGTAGCAGATGCGGATGGTGTAGCAGTTGATTCAGTAGGTAGTTCTAATTCTAATTTTTGCTGGTATAATATAATACCAAATTCGTATATTTTTTTTACTAAATTATATAATTCACTTTTTTTATCAACATTTTGTAAGTTATTAATTTTTTTTAAAGTATTATTTAAATCATCTAAAATAGAGGGTAAATAGGTTACTTTATCATAAAATTCTTTACAATCATCTAAAAGCATTGTAAATACACTTATTAAAGTAGTTATCTTATTATCTATATTATCATCTTTTAATATTGAAGAATATTCATTATTTGTACCTGTAACTTCAGCCATTAAATAATTTAATATATCTAAATTTCTTTCATTTTCTATTTCTTTTGCTTCTTTTATTCTTTCTTCTTTTTTTATTCTTTCTTCTTCTCTTATTATTTCTATATTTTCTATACGATCTTCCGCCTTTTTAATAAATCTAATATATTCCTTTATTGCATGCTCATCTGTAAATTTACTAAAAATATATTTATATGTTTTTGCTATCTGCTTAGCATCTTTTGATTCATCAGTTAATAGAATAATAAATACTAATATGTATATATTATATATGCTTTTTAATATAGGATATTCATCACCTTCAAGAGTTCTAGTAATAAATGTAATAAAGTTGTCTTTACTATCCCACTGCCCCCATAATAATAAATATGGCATAATTAATAATAATTTTTCGCCATCTGTGCTGTTAAATATAGAATATATATATTCTAATGAGTTGCCTTTTATATTAAAATCGTAAGATAAAAAGTTTGCCAATTGTATACGTTTCCAGTTTTTAAAAAAATATATTAATTTATTAAATAGTTTAAAAATTTTATTAACATATTTTTTATATTCCTTAATTAATGATTCTCTGTATGCACTAAATGCACTCTGATTATTAAATTTTAAATGATAAATTGCGGATTTTATTATATTTAACAATTTTAATATCTCCTGTTTATGTTCTGGGTATTTAGAATCTAATATGTCATTAATTTCTTTAGATGTTTTAATATCTTTATCTTTTTTATCTTTTTTATATGAAAAGTGCATATAGAATATATCATATAATTCAACTAATTTACGATCTCTTATATAATATACTAAATTTGATAATGCAATCTCTATTTCAGTTAAATACGTATTAGTAGAGGGATAAAATAGAGATTTACAATATTCCATAGTATCATTATAAAATGTAGTACTATATTGCATATAGTAATGTATAATTTGTTCAATTATATTAGCATTCGGTAGGTCATTATCTAATAATATATTAAATATAATTGATATAATATCTTTTTCTCCTATAACAAAATCTACATTATCAAGATATTGTAATTTATTATAAGATAGCTTCCAATCTATAAAATTATTATCATCAAAGAGTATAGATCTTTGCTTAATATTACTTCTATATTTTGGGTTTGTTCTCTCATTTGCATATAATGGAATTAATGAATTATTTGATGCTATCAATTCTGATGAGTATTTATTAGGTTTTTTTGCCATTAATGATGATGTAGTCCAATATAAATTTCCAGAATGAGCTATTCCTTCAGTTATATATTGCCTAACTATAACAGATTTACTATAAAATGGTGTTTTGTCGGTACTTAATGTACTTAAAAGATCGCTATTATTATCTGAAATTGGTCCGTTTTCTATGTGTAATACAATTTTTATATTTTCTTTATTTACAATAATAATTTTTTCTTCTCTAATATTTGGCAAATATACATGCACACTATCAATTTTGTCACATATTGAGCTGCTAATTGCATATTGATAACAAGATAATATATCACCAGTTTCTAAAAATAATGGTGACAATATTATATATGCATTTTTTCCTTCTATATGTGCTATTCTATTTGCCTCTAATAGTAATAATGTTATCATATTTATATAATATGGTTTATTAAATATACTCATATAGTATATAGACCCAATGTAATATATATTTATTAATTTAGTATCATACATAAAAAAGCTTTTTGAAGATATTGCAGTTATTGGCATATTTTTCCATGCATCTATAATTGAATAAATATCAAAACTAGTATTAGGGGATATAATTGTCCTTCCATCTATAATGGCATATGTGGTTGGCCTCTCAATTTCCAAGAAAATATGTAATGCTTTATTTATATCAATCATAGATGATCTTTTTAAAAAAACTGGATATGTATACGCATCATAAAATTTTTCTTTATTTTCTTTTTTTAATATTGCTAATAAAGAATTTGGATCACTTGGGCTGCTCTTACCAATACCGCCTTTCCATTTTTGCCTCCTATTTTGTATAAATATATTAATATTAATTGATATTAATATTACCAATATTAATAATAAAAAAAAGATAATAATATTTACTAACATTTTGTTATAATATATAAATACTATATTTTTTATTCAATTTTAATTACATTTTGTGAATTATTTATATAATATTCACCCAATGGTATATTGCTAAAATTATCTATACCTAATCTTGAAAACACCAAAATGTTAATATCAGGCCCCTCCTTTGGTAAAAAATATATAGTACCTTTCTTCATTGTCTCTGTATGCGGCCTTTCTGATACAATTTCAATATTCCTATTATTTTCTATTAATGCATACATAAATCTATTATATAGTGATGGACTTTCTTCTATATTATCATATTCTATATTATTATAGGATTCTTTAATTTCTTTTTCAAATTCAGATAAAAAGTGAGGAGTTGCCGCAATCTCATATAATTCTGCACCTCCTTTTATACTCCTTTTTTCTATATCTTTTTTGCCTATAAAAATACTCATAAGATTATACATTAAATTAACATCAGAATTGTCTATAGTGGTAGCGCTATGGCTAGTTATTTTATGCAGTAATGTTGTAATAGATAATCCTATTGGGTCATATTCTAATGTTTGATTAAATGTTAATATGTGTATCCCATCATTATGCCCAATTTCTTTTAAAGGGTGTGGTAAATGTTCTTTTAATAATGTTAATACTGCTCTGCTACTACTATCCCCTGTAGATTTAAATGCTATCATATTACCAATTATTATTATTCGTAAATAACTATCAATATTTAATAATATATGTAATAATATATCAATATTACCAATTAACGCCTCACCTCTTCCATAAGTTAAAATGCCAATTTTAGTATCTCTTACGCTAAAATTATCCCATTCCATAATAATTTTTCCAGTATTTAATTTAAAAATAGTTATTGCGGAATTTGTATCATTATTTAACATTTTGTATAATTGTGCGGCGGTTAGTTGGTGGCGTATTGGAGATATGCCATCTTTTAAGGATATGCCATCTTTTAAGGATATGCCATCACCCCCATTTTTAATATAATTATTTTTAGTACTTAATGTTATTAATATAGCAGATAGTATTAAAAGTATTATTAAAAGAATAAATATGAATATATTCATTTTAGCTATATATTTATAAATTAAATTATTTATTAAAAATTTATATATATATAATTATATAGCTAAAATGAAATTAAAATATCTATTATTAGCATTTATTATTATATGCATTGTTATATTAATTATAGTAATTGCCGTAAAGCCTAAATGGTTTTTTAAGAGTACAGGGGACAGCTCCTCTAATAATATAGATTTTAAAAGAACTTCTCAAAATGGTGATATGACATTAAATGGCCATTTTGTAGATTTACCACCCCCAATTACACAAATACAACCAAGAGAAACTGCAAGGGGTAATAATATTCGGCAATTTATTAGAAATAGGAATATTAGACAGCCTAGAATTCGCACTGGTACAGTCGCTGGTACAGTCGTTGGTACAGCCGCTGATAATGATACTGTATTACCTAATGATGGTATCAGGCCACCTAATGATGGTATCAGGCCACCTGATAGGGTAAGAGCTGAAATTTTATTACCTATGGCGGGTAATAATATAAATGGAATTATGGATATGGTGTTTAATGATGCAATTACGCTATTACAGCAAATGCCAAATAATGAATTTACTCTAATTCAACATATGAATGAAAATAATTTTAATCCAATTATATTCGATATAAATGATAATGCCCTATTAATGGATATTTTAGATAATCACATTTTGGATATTATGGGGACGCATAGAGATAATTTAATTCAAACTAGACAAAATACTGCAAGAGAGCATACGGCTACGGCAAATCAAGCAGTTGCTAATTATTTAGATCTTGCAGCGGCGCCCACTAATGATGCGCAAAATGTGCATGACCATACAGTGTTAGCAGGATTTAAGCTAATATTAGAAAGATTAAAGATAGAAGCAGGCACTATTGCACCAATAGAAGATATAATTAATGAAATTAAAAAGAAAGCTCGAATGTTTTCAGATAATAGGCCGCAATTAACTATGAGCGCTTTATCCGTAATTGATAAAATGCAAGAGGGTGAAATAATTACCGCATTAGAAATTAATGGAGAGCCAACTACAGATTTATTATGTTTGCAGCTAGTCTGGAGCCGTGCTAATGATCCAAATAACAGTGAAAAGCAAGATGTTATGAAACAGGCAATTTTTGATAATTTATTAGATTGTTGGGAAAATGACATCTTAACTGGTGAGAGGAAAATAGTATGTGTAACTGGTAGAGCTACTAGAATGCTTTCCAGTTTAACTTTATTGGACTATGACTCACAAAATTGGGAAGTTAAAAAGTTTGAAGATTTTAAGCAAGAAATTTTTAAAAATGTAAAAAAAATAATAATGGATGAGGCAACAAAGGCATCAAATAGCACTAATACAGATATGCAAAATGCTGGAAGATCTTATTTGGCAACTACTAGGGAAGAATTAGAAAATATTCCACAAGTTACCGAAGAAGCAGTTGCTAATCTTAATATGCAGATTAAAGAATCTATATCTACTATGATAGATTCCTACGTTGCTGATTTAGAGACATCATTCTCTACGGATATTCCGCAATATATGAAAAATTCTGTAAAGAAAGAGGCAATGTCTGCGGTTGATATGTTTTAGGGCCTTTCACTTTTTACACCTTTGCACATTTAAAATGCCGAGGTATAAAAATTTGGTTATAATCCGTCGTAAAACGGATATGAATTTATAATACACTTCTACAAAATAATTCTGGTCTTAATCCAGTATCAAATATTGATTTAACTATATTCAACATATTTTGTACTGCATTTTTATCTCTGTTATGGTATATTTCACTTTTATGTTTAACCGATTGACATCGTAATATACCATGTACAGATTCTAACTGTCCTAATTTTTTTGGCTTATTGCTAAGCCTTTCCTTAAAATACTCTAATGCGTTTCCACAACTACTACATAATTTAGAAGTTCTGAATTCATTTACTAAATATGTTTGATATCCAGCATTTCTAAATATTCTTCTAAATTTTTTACATATAACAGGCTCATTACCTTTCATATTATAACTTCCACTATCATAATCACCCATAACAAATATAGTTTTATCAGGCTTACCAAATTTATTACTAAAATTTTTAATCATCTTTGATTCGCTTTTTTTAGTATTTGTATAAGCATTTAATTTAAATTTTCTAAAAAATGATTGCTCATAATGAGCATATAAAGTATTATTTAATTTATTTTTTTCAATACAGTAAGTCTTAAATTTTTCATAATTACAAGTCTTACTATTTAATACAGATAAAACTGTTTCAATTTCTTTAATTGACTTATCTTCTATTTTAGTCTCTTTATTCACTTTATCTATTATTTTACTATATTTTTTATTTCTTGTTTCTAATCTTCTCTGATTTTGTGTATATCTAAAAGTTTCTAAATTATCATTCTCATCCCTTGATCCACAATAGAGAATATCGCTTTTTCCGGGATCCGCAACTGTTATTTTCATATTTTTTAATTCATTAGTTATCTCAGTATTTTCAATATATTTAATGTTTTCTTCATTACAGCATTTTTTATTTAAATATGATTTGGGTAATGGCTTTCCACTTGAATTAACTCTTACAAATAATATACAGCATGATATACCATCTGTTCTAATCATATAATTAAATGTATATTTAGCACCTTTTTTGAAAACTCTTTTATTTAATCTAAAATATCTATTCCATAAATCAAATTGCATATTTGTTTCTTTTTTGTATCCACTTAAATACTTTGATGTTGGTTCATTCTCTAAAAAGTTGCTTATTAATCCGCAAGTATCAATACAAATATTTTTACCAATAATATTTGTCCTTAATGGTAAAACATTAAATAATCTAATTTGTTTAAATTTTTCAACATCTTTATTAGTATCATTTATTTTCTCCATCTCATTACAAATATGAAACATTGATATTAGATAATATTGAGTATTACTCTTTAAATCATAAAATATACTATCATTGTCAAATTTTACCTTATTAGGAAATAATTTAATCCTCTCTTCTATAATCCATTGATGATATTCTTCATTGCTTGTTAATTCTGGATTAAGAGATATTAAATCCTTTTTAATTTTGTTAAATTCTTCATATAGTTGTTTATGTAATACTTTTCTAATTTCTTTATCTGGTGTATTCTTTGTAATTTCTGCTCTTTTATCCTTTAAAGAAAATACAATATTAACATATTTATTTAGATGATCTATAAAATGCTCTTGAATATTGTTGTTAATATTAGTTATCATATCAATTGCTTCATATGCTAATATATAACTCAATTTATCATAATATAAAATTTCATCTTGTATAACAGTATGAGAATAATGTTCATCATAAAATTTCTTTAATGTTTTTAATTGTTCTGGCATCTTTGCCTCTGAATAGCCACCCCTATTAGTTGTCCTTTTAGTTAATACTTTAAAAATATCACAAATATATTCTTTGTCTAATTCTGGAAATGGTAAATTTTTCTCATATAGATGAATTAAATACAATTTAAGAAATTGATATGCATGAATGACAATTTTATTAGTTGTATTAACAATACTATTTATTTTTGGTAATATAGAATCATCTTTAATAACATTTTTAATATTGTCTTTATTTGTTTTCATATAATCAAAGGTTTCAATTTCAGCATTTGCCTTCTTTTTCTTTTTTGGTTTATTCATTTTAACTAAAAGTTATTTTAAATATATATTACTATATATTTATATGTTTAAATAGTTTTATGGTATATTAATTAAAATTGAATATATTAATTTAAAGAATATAAGTATATTTACTATTATGGATTTATTAAAACCAAAGCGTAAGATGAAATTATATCCAAGGGGAAAATTAACTGATACTGAAATTAGAATGGAAGAAAAAAAAATACAATTACAAAATAAATGGAAAAATGATTTAATTGAGGAAAAAATAATATGTAAAAAGGGTCGTTGTCGTGAGAGAAAAATAATTAATATAGATGGAAATTTAGAAGTACATGAACAATGTATAAGATGTAATGAATGGAAAGCATTATATGAATTTATGCTTCGTTCTAATTATATGGAAGTTAAATCATCAAAAGAAAGTATAAATAATGATATTAAAAATCCATGTAGATATTGTAGTAAAATAACTAGAAATGAGAAAATGGTTGATAATCCAGAACAATATATGATTAGACTTTTATATAATTATCCTAAATTATCAAAAGAATGGTTTCAGCAACAAATTGATAAAAATAAAGGTTTATTTTCTTCTATTAGTGGCCTTCCTATATACTTATCATCATGTGGGTCATGGCAAGTTAGTATTCAAAATAATTGTCGTGAATTAGAACATTTACCAGAAAATTGTGAAATTATTGCTTTAGAAGAAAATATACCTCAACATAATGCAATTCCAGATTTAAAATTAGCATATTCTGAACTATATACTAATATGTTAAATGATATTATATGTCCAAGCAGTATAGAAGATCAAGAAAAACATTCTAAAATGTGGGAAAATACATATAAATTAACACCAAAACAAAGTGGTGTATTATCAAAAAGCATAGATAATAGCGGTAAAATAACAAGAGAGTATGATAAAGAAAGGCAACAAAAGCACTTAAAATCAATGTTTACATGTGATACAAAGGCCTCATATAATAGAGATAAAAATAGTAAACGATTGATATGTGAAAATGATAGGATTCGACAATCTGATATGTTTAATATTGGAAAAAAACAAAAATGGAGATGTTTTATATCTGGGGTAAAATTATCAATAAATAGAAATTCTTGGAATTATCCAAGCTTAGAAAGATTAGATAATACATTAAATCACACAATAGAAAATACTGTATTAATATGCAGACTTTTAAATACAAGTAATATAGCACAATGGAGTACTGAAAAATTAAAATATGCATTAAAAAATCAAAAATTAATTGAAATTCCAATCGAGATAAAATATAATTTATAAACAATATATTTAATTAATTACTAAATTATTATTTTTTTCTTTTCTCTTTATATACGCATTATGCCTCCATTCTTTTAATTTTTCTGGATTAGTTTCTTTTATTTTTTCCATATATTTTTTTGCCCTTTGTTTTACAATTTCTGAATTATTGTCGTAATATTTCTTATGCCTACTATTATTAGTATATGATTTTAATCTATCTTCTAAGATTTTATTTTTTTCTTTTAATTCTTCTATTTCTCGCCTTAAAGCAATCTCTATTTCTTCCATGGATAAATTTAACTATGTTAAATTTTCCTTTTTTCAAAGAAAATAGTTTTATTTCTTATATTATATATTTTATTATTTTTAATTAATAATAGTAATGTCTAATAAACATAAAAGTGAAGATCATAAGATTAATGCAGTACAGTATTATTTATCAGATGATAGTATTTCTCAATTAGAAGTGTCTGATATATTTAAATGTTCTCCTCGTAGTCTTATGAGATGGGTTAAAAGGTATAATGAAGAAAATGGCATAAAGAGACATAATAAAAAATCTATGTCTTATAAAGTTAAAAAGGAGCATGTTAGGTTTATATTGAATGAGATCAAGAAAAATAAAACTATTACAATGGCAGAACTAAAAGAAAAGATAAATGATGTATTTAATATATCATTAAGTAGATACCATATAAATAGAATTGTTAAGGATAATAATTACACATTAAAAATTACAAAAATAAGACATGTACCAAATAAAAGATTTGGCAAAGATGTTGATATAAATGAAAAATTAAAAGAATTTTATGATACAATTAAAAAATATGATATGAGGCAAATAATTTGCATTGATGAAACATCAATAAATGCATTACAAAAAAGACATCATTGTTATAGTAAATTAGGTAAAAGATGTGTAATTAAAACACAATCTCAAGAAGTATTTAAGAAATATACTGCAATTTTTGCAATATGTCATAAAGGTGTATTAGGCTGGACTTTATATGAAAAAGGTGGAATAGATAGCAATAGATTAAAAACATTTTTAGAAGATAATATTACATCAAAGTATAAAAATAAATTAATTATATTAGATAATGCTAGTTCTCATAGAAATGAAATAATAAAAAATTTAATAAATAAAAATAATCATTTATTGTATTCAATTCCTTATCAGCATTTTACAAATGCAATAGAAGGGTATTTTAGTATGATTAAATCTAAATTACAAAAAATAAATGGGTTAACTTATTCTGAATTAAAAACAAATATAAATAATGTAATTAAAAAAATTACAAAAGATAAATATATAAATATTCTTAAAGGAGCTTATAAAAGAGAGCAATATGTAAAAAAGATATCAAATAGAACAAAAAAAATAAAGGGATACCTATAAAAAGTCGGCATTTTAAATGTGCAAAGGTGTAAAAAAAAGTATATCAAAAAAGGCCTTTCACTCAATTTAATTTAGCAATTAGTAAGGCAATTATAACTCGTAGTGCACAATCCTTTATGTTCTGCACAGTTTGCAATTCCTTGTGGCGTTCTACATGTTCCAATAGTAATACAAGGATCATATATACCAAACTTATTTTTATTCATTCCATATTTATATGCAGCAGCTGCTAATTCCGGATTTTGTATACGTGGCGGAGGTGTCTGATTATTATAATTATAGCCACAACAAACTATAATAATTAAAATAATGACAATTATTAGAATAATAATTGAAATTATTAAAGATGCTAAATTATGTTCTTGCATTTTATAATATTATATATTATTATTAGAAAAAAAAATAATAATATTAAAAAAGTATAATTAAATAACACTTTTTTTTAAAAAAGTTTTTTTGGTCAGCTTTTTGGAGGTTGAAGAGACAGAGTATTTTTGGGTGAAGCCTTTTTATAAAAGGCTTACTCGTAGGCCGGTAAAAAGTCTTTTGGGTGAAGCCTTTTTTTAAAAGGCTCTTTTAAAGAAATGAAGAGATTAAATCAGCAACAATCAATAATGCTTTGCTATGTCTGTCTGGCAATAATCTACGATTTTTTATTATAATTTTTAATAAGTCAGTAAACGCTGCCTTATCTAATTTTAATGTTATATCTTTTATGATCTTGTTATATAAAATAATTGAACTTTCCATTTTTATCTTTGCGTGACTTGTCATCATTATATATCTATTAATTGAGATACCATAATTGGTTATCTCGTAAGTTGGTGGCAATTCATCAATAGGATATTGCTGTATATATGATATAGAATCTGTATAAAATTTAGTAAATATACCTATTAAATAATGTAATATTGAAGTACAATATATAAATGGTATCTCTTTTGTAAATTTGCTTGGACTATCAAGTGATTCTGTACTATACACCTCTGTTAATATATATTTATCATCTTTTTTAGAGATTGATATTGATAATGTTTTTTTTTCTAATTTATAACAATAAAAAGTAATAGAATATTTCATATTTTTTTTTTATAAAAAGTGCTATATAGGTATACAGTAGTTTTTTTTGTATATTCAAATATAATTATTTTTTTTAAAAAAAAATAAAAAGGCTCTTTTTGGAGGTTGAAGAGACAGGTAAAAAGTTACCACTCATCTAATACTTTATCTAAATCAGTTGAGTCAACCAAATGTTCAATTAGATAATTTGGATCATATTTTTTTATAATTTTTGGCTCTCTTACCTTTTCCCATAAGTATTTTCTAAATTGAGATCTAAATTTAATGCAATGGTATAAATGGCGAAAATTATTAATTGTATTTATATTCCTCTTTACTATATTTAAATCATCACTATTAACTATATCATATATAATATTATTATCAAAATAAAAATTTGTTAGATTTTTAGGTAAATTAGGAATGTGTGTTAATTTATTACAACAACAGCTTAATTCTTCTAAATTTTCTGGTAATATAGGTAAAGATGTTAATATATTATTATCGCAAAATAAATCTATTAAATTTTCAGGTAAAATAGAAATGTGTGTTAATTCATTATTATTACATGATAAATATCTTAAATTTTCTGGTAATATAGGTAAAGATGTTAATATATTATCATCGCAAAATAAAACTTTTAAATTTTCAGGCAATGTAGAAATATATGTTAATCTATTATTAGAGCAATTTAATTCTTCTAATTTTTCTGGTAATATGGGTAAAGATATTATTTTATTATGATTACATGATAAATCTATTAAATTTTTTGATAATAGTGGTAAGTGTGTTAATTTATTATCATCACAAAATAATTTTGTTAAATTTTCAGGCAATATAGAAATATGGGTTAATTTATTACCAGAGCAACTTAATTTTTTTAATTTTTCTGGTAATATGGGTAAATATATTATTTTATTATGATCACACGATAAATATATTAAATTTTTTGGTAATGGGGGCAACTGTGTTAAATTATTCATTACACAAGATATTTCAGTTAATGTGTCAGGTAATTCAGGTAAAGCCTTTAATACATTATAAGAACAGCCTAACTCCTCTAATGTATGGGGTAATATGGGTAAATATTTCAATTTATTATTGGAACACCTTAATATTTTTAAATTTGTAAATCTCGTTAAATTTGGTAAATAACTAATATTTTTATAATTAACATTAATTTCTAAGGTATCGTTGGGTAAAGAATCTAGATAATTTTCAATGTCAAATATCATTGCATAGATATTTTAAATATATTAATTTATATATAAATATTACTATTCAAATATATATTATATTTTTAAGAATAATGATTAATATGTAATTGTTTTAATTTCTGAATAATATAATTGTAAATTGCATAGAGCATTAAATTGATTTGATTTTTTTTTTAAACTATTAAATGTGTCAGATAAGCTAAAAGTTTTATCAGTTTGCCGCCATTCAGTATCTGAATGTTTTATCCAATTACCATTTGGATAACTATGTTCTAATAATACATCTGATAAATAAAATGCACCATATGCATAAATACTATGCCATCCTCGTATAAATGAAATACTTTTATCTAATTCTTTATGTAAATATGTTATAGTAATAAATTTAATTGGTATTCCAATTTTTTCTCCTTGTGTTAATCTGCTTGTTTCAGTTGCAGATTTTAATGTATGTTTAATAAAATCTTCCTCATTTATATTTGTATTCCATGATCCAAGACACTCATGTGCATCCATTTGTTCATCATATACTGTAACAAATAATCCATCAAATTTTCTTTCCACTCTAGATAATAATAAAAATGACATATATCCAACACCATTAGTATCTGATCTATCATGTCCTAACCATTTTAGATAATAATTTTCAGGAATGTAGTCAAATAATATTTCATATGTCCTATAGTCATCTATTATTTTAGCACATGGTAATTGCAAAAATTTATGCATTAATGCATGGGCTGCTTTATTTTCTAATTGAAATCCAGTATGAAATGGATAAAAATGTGAAAAATCTGAGGATACTATAATTAATACCTCTGGAGAAAATTCTATAGGGGGTATCTTATTTAATCTGGCATTAAATGGAATATATTCTATATCTCGGCCTAATAAATATAAACATGATTGCCATGGAACATAATATTCATGATAGTAATAATTTTTACCACTGCTATCTTCTATCTCTATATCTTCATATTTAGATGCTGGATAATAAAATATTATTGCCTTTTTATATTTTATAATTGGTTTAAATCTTAATGTGTGTGATATTATTGGACCCGTAAATCTAGTGCCTGCATGTGGTAATACATATCCATGGAGTTTATCAACGGTGATATTTGGTAATACTGTTAAATCACTTGAATGGTACCAATTAGTATGGTTTACAGGAGTTCCACCAGTTATAGTTTTTTTACATATAATTAATGCCAATATTATACATAAAATTATACATAAAAAAATAATTAATAAATAAATAATTATCATATTTATATATAATACTTTAAAAAAAAATGTATTTTTGATATTATACTAATTGCATAGAGATTAGTTATATACTTATTACTTTGTAATCTTTATAGGCTGGTAAAAAAGTAGCCACTGCTTTTTTAAACCCAATTTGAGTTTAAAGGAACTGTGTATACAGTCCCTATAACCGACCTCTATGGAATAAGAAATTACTCTCACTACAATATAGGAAATAATGAAGAACATAGATATAACTATTAAGGATTTTTTTTATTATTTAGATTAAAATGGCCTTGCACCATGGCTAACTAATTCTATTGAAATATCAATATTATTATTTTTTACAGCAATGGTTAATGGTGATAAATTCTCATATGTACATTGATTAACATCTGCTCCAGCCTCAATTAACATTCTTACAATGTTAATATTACCATTTTGGGCAGCAATGCATAATACCGGAATTGGGTTTTCAGTTTTGCATTTATGAACATCAGCACCAGCATCAATTAATAATTTTACTATATCAGTATTAACTTTTTCAGTAGATAGATATAATGGAGTTACAAATTTGCCATTTGCATTATTATTTACATCCACACCGGCTTCTATTAATAATTTTACAACATCTGGATTGTTATACTGACAAGCTACAAGTAATGGGCATGCCATATCTTCATATTTATATCTATTTAAATCGACACCAGCCTCTATTAATAATTTTACAATATCTAATTTACCCTCTTGTACGGCTAAATGTAATGGGCATATTAAATATAATTCACGCATATCATTACCACAGCAATAATTAAAATCCGCCCCTGAATTAATTAATAATTTTACAATATCAATATAATTATTTTGTACTGCTATATATAATGGACTTATATCAAGATCACCACCATCATCGATATATGAACCCGCATCAATTAATAATTTTACAATATCTAATTTACCCTCTTGTGCAGCATAATATAATGGGCTTAACCCATCGCAATATAAATTAACATCAAAATTTAAAGATATTATTTTTTTTACCATTTTTATATCATTTATTTCAACTGCCTCAAATAATATTGATAAACAATCTTCTGTTGGGATAAAAGTGCAATTTTTATTAGATAATGCCATCATATATAGCTAATATATTATATATTTAAATAATATTTTTTTTAGAAAAATATATATCTTTTTTATAAAAAGTTAATATAAATATTATTTTTTTATATTTTTATTAACTTTTTATAAAAATGGGAAATGCCGTAACAAATAAAAATATTTCAATAAATGATTCTGAATATGAATTCAAAGGAGATCCATATAACTATACTTATAATAGGGATCCAAGCATACATTTGGGAGGAGTAGGTGAAATATTATCTTCATATGATAAATTAAATTTAGATGACCAGCTTTGTAATAAAAATCTGTTTATAGATAATTTTATAATTTATTATAAAAAATTTAT